CTAGGCCGTCGACTATACGCGTCTAGATCTAATTAATAATTGTATAGTAATTAATCTATAACGCAGATTTGCGTCCAGCGCAAGGTATCCCTACAGAAATGTATGATTTTTGATAGCGCTTAAGTGGCTATCGAAACTTCGGGCTTGGCGTCTTTAATTTGTTCAAGACGAGTATCTTCGACAAATTCCTGAGCAACAATCTCTTTAATAATATCCTGGATTTTTCTATTAATTTCAATCATTCGGATATTATGCTTCCCTGACTTCAGGTGCTCCTGTTGCCACTCTAGTTCCAAGGACCTCTTTGTAGTGTATAGGTCTTCGGTCATTTATAACCTCCTCATAGGTTATCCATTTACCACGGGTAAATCCGTCTTTTTCGAACTTTACCTCATTTTTTCCCAGTTTGTCAAGGATTGATTTTTCAATACTTTCCCTACTATCTTCAGCCATAACGTTTATTTCAGCGCGATAGCCTGTATAATAGATTTGAATTCGGAAATTTTTCATATTCACTCTTCTCATTAAAAAAGGGGCCGTTTTGAGGCGGCCCCTTAGTTTGTTAATTATTAAGCACCTTCAACACCGTAGATACCTCTAGGGTCGGATACTCCAAATGAGTATCTTTCTCTAGCTTTGTATCTAACGTTGCCAGTATCGAAATCGCCTTCCATCGCAGTTTTTAATGCTGCTCTTTGAAACATTTTCATACCGTTAGGCACATCAGTAATAATATACCAACTATCTGTATCAGTTAGGTAATTGTTCACTCTATATCCTTGAGGAATCATACCCATAGATACACTAGCATTGATATCATTATCTGCTGTTCCAGTTCTGCCTTGAGATTTTGTCAATCTTTCAGCATTGAACTGATTAGCCGAAGGAATGATCATTTTCATCCCTCTAGCCGCTACTCTCAATCCACGTTCATCAGTCATGCCAGCAATATCAATTAATGCTTGCTCTAATGATGTTTCATTTAAGTCTGCTTGCGTAGTTAAAGTATTTTTAACTGCTGTTCCACTAACAGTCGTGTGATTAGTAGAAAACAGAGAAACTGTATCACCTGATTTGAAGGTTGCCACTGAGGACAGACCATTGTTCAAAGGTGTTACAGCCTTTACTTGTTTCGCATTGGACATAGATCTTGCTAAAGCTTTTGTGTATCTGGAAGCTAGTCTATCGTAGAGATTATCTTCGATAGCTTCTTCTGTGATTGCAAATGCCAAAGCAATTGTGTCATGAGTATAACGAGCTGTGTAGGTTTCCTGTGCTTCGTCGAAAGAAACACCTGATCCTTCAGGTTTTACCTCTGCGTTAGCGAATCCTGATAACATAACTTCCTCTTCGAAAGCTCTGTCAGAAGATTCTACAGTATAAATTTCAGTGTGCTGATTTTCATACCGTTTGTACTCCAGGCCAAATAGTGCATTTAAACCTGGTTCTAGTTCTTTAACTAGTTGTTGTCGTGATATAGCCATAATTACTCCTTATCCAGCTCCTACAGCGCCTGCACCGTTACCAAATATGTGCTGATTAACTAAAACACGCCAATTTACATTAGCGGCTGTTAAATCACTATTTTTTGGATCACGGGAGACACCAATTATTAAAAGTTGAGCAGCGGCATCACTAGAAGCAGCAATTGTGCTGTCATCTAGTTCAGCTGAGCTCACCCCGTTTAAAGTACTACCTGATGCTATGCTTGACGATACCCAGTCGGCATTAGAAAATACATCCGCTAATGCTGACGCACCTGTGTTGTCTGATTGAACTTCAAACATTTGACTAGGACTGTCATAAACAAAAGCTTCTATATTTGCGCTAGAAGGCGGTGTTATGCTTCCAGGATAGTAGTTTTTAAACGTAGGTTTCAATGTAGTTGGGTCGTTGTAGAAACATCCCCAGAATGCGCCCATATTAGGTACAGCACCGGCAGTTGAGGCATCGACATAGCCTGCAGCTGCGATAACTGGTGAACCTTGAAAGATTGTGCTAGCATCGCCAGCGACAATCGTATGGGAACTCATTCCTGTGGAGTCGTCTCCTTGACCAACTGACTTTAACGGTCTTAGACCGAAAGCCGCATCTTGATTAGCCATTATTTTCCTCCGTTGTCTATAAAATATAGACGGTTAAATTAATTCGTTGATAGCAGAAATTGTTAAAAAACTATTTCTTATTACCACCGAAGGTTTGCGTCGAGTGTCTATCAACAGTGATAGGCATACTCGGGTGCTGATCCCTCAGTAGATCTGTTTTGACAGCATCGTCAGCGTCTTTAGCTTTTTCAGCATAATACTTTTGACGTGCTTCGGCGATCTCGTTAGGCACTCTGGCCAGCAACAGCCCACCAACTCCAATGACGCCTGTATATTTACCAGTTTCAATCACCGGGTAACCTTGATCTTTGTATTCACTAGCTTGAACTAGTTCGTACCCAGATCTTAGCCGACCTGAAATATTTTTTTGGTCATCAAAACCAAGACTTTCAGATCTTATCCAACGGTGCCTGAATCCATCTGGTGCAGGCGGAGCATCTAAAGATGACGGCGGTGTCCATACAACTTCTCGAGCTTCTTTAGCTCTAGTTTCGGACGCGCGAGGGGCTTTTTTCACTTTATCAGTTTCCATATGCTTATGTCTCCTTCACGATATTTAATTGTTTCGCATACTCTTCCAGTGGCACATTCAATTTATTAGCAATTGCTACTTGTGAGGATGTGAGTTTCACAGTTCTGCGTCCATCTCTGTAACCTGTACGCGTAGCCGAAGCTACAGTTTGTTTAGGTTTGGACGTTTGTACTGTAGTATTACCAAATTTGTTGGGGAATTCAAGCTTTATTCTTCGATCTAATTCAGAATAATAATCTTCTGATTGTGGATCGTAGCCTTCATCATCAACCAACTTCTTGTGCATATCAAAAGCGGTATAAGTCATGGCATTATCTTTGCCAAACCACTCATTTTTGTCTGCCCATGCCTCTGCCTTTGGATCGGCGGGAGGAGTTTGAATTGCTTGATCTAAAGTAGGCGTTTGAACTACCTTTTCTTTAGCTTGCCTTTCAAAACTACTTCTTAAACTGTTAACTCTAGATTCTTCAACACCAAGTTTTGCAATTTCTTTTTGCACTTCAACTTCAGTCTTGATATCTCCTGCTTCTCTTGCTGCAGCAAGTTTACCCTGCGCTGCCTCAAGTCCAGAGATAACTTTATTTTTCATTGCATCAACATAACCAGGCTCAAGAGTACTTATTCTAGTTTTTAATTTTGAATGTTCTGTTTGAACACCTCTAGCATAATCTATAGCGGCATCTTTTTGTCTTTCCGCTTCACGCCATTTTTTAGTTAGTTTAGCAATTCTTTTTTGAACACCTTCACTATATTCCTCTAGCTCTTTTTTCTTTTCTTCAGTCGGTGCTTCACTTTGTTTTTTATCGTCCGACTCAGCTCGAACATCCAACTGCTCGTCAGATTTCTTAGGTGAGTCATCGGCGCTATCACTGTCTTCAAGTTTTGTTTCACGTTCATTTTCATAAGTTTTATCTTGTTCGTTAGTAGTTTCTTCTTTTACTTCTTTTACTTTTTCTTCCTCTAATTCAACCTCTGCACCGGGACCCGATGTATCGATGTCAACTAGATTTTGTTTATCATCTTCTGGCATAGTTATCTCCTTCTATGTTATACATTATGCAACACTGATTCAGGATCTTTTATAGTTCCTAAAACTTCGTCGTCGTTTAATAAACGGACTTCTCCGCCGTCAATTGGTAATCTTGAACCTGCATATCTTGCAAAAATCACCCAATCTCCTTTTTTACACCAAGAACCTGTTGGAAATTTTTCCTTATCATAATATGCTAAAGGTCCAACTTTTAAAACATAACCACAGTTTGTAGCTATCCTTAATTTCTCTAATGATTCTTGTGCAATAATAATTCCACCTTTAGTTTTCTCTTTCGGTGTGAAAGGTAAAACTAAAAGTCTCCAGCCGCTAGGATCGGGTAGCTGGTCTTTTACGTTTTGTATATTGTCTGGATTCAAAGGTTCTTTTTCACCTTTGGCTTCATCTAGGTATTTATCAGAAAGCGCATTCCTATGTTTTGGAATTTCCTTTTCCGATGTCGATAACGTTTCCTTGCTCATCTTTTTGCTCCTTATCTTTTAGCAGGTTAGAGATTTCCTGTAGTATAAATTGATATGTGTTAGCTTGTCCTAACATATACTTGTATTTTTCCATATTGTCAACACCGCCGCTTATCATGGCATCCCCAACTCTTTGTAAATTGTCTCTCATTATTTTTTGTAGTTTGGCTACAACAACTAACGGATCCACTTATACCATTCCTTTATAATATTTCTTATTGTGTGGATTTGATAAATTAACTCCACCATACTCACCTCTAATGCTTGGGCCAATATATCCACCTTCATTAACTTTTACTCTTCCACCTTTTGTATACTCTTTCTCCCATCGCTTTGCGATTTCCGGGTGGTTAGCATGCATATATCGTCTTTGTTTTTCTGATTTAAACATTATTTTTTACCCTTTCCATTTCTAAATATTTGTGTGCCCTTTATACCAAATATGCTCGCGCATACAAGAATCCAGAGATTTGTGAACCATGAGGGCAGTGCTGAAAAATGATCGAAGAACATTTTTATCTTTTCCATCGCCGCCGGATCGTCTGACCAGACTCCCCAGGCCAGCACCAAAATGGGCAGTGTGAGAATCGCTAAAACTACCTCGTCCTTATAGTCGTTTTGCCGGGCTTCTAACAATTTTCCCTGGTAAGCTTCCTCACCTCGGGCCATCTTAGACGCATGCATATGTTGTGCATCCGCCATAGCCATCTTTGTCTCTTGACGTTTTTTGTAAATGTGACTTCCTGCATTTAAAGCAAGTTTAATTGCACTGAACCACATACTACACCCAAGTTACGTCTTTTTGTTTTCTAGCAGCGCCTGAGCCAGAAACAGGTTGTTTGTTTCCAACCGCTAATCTAGATTTTCCTCTAATGCTAGTTTCTGATCTAGGATCAGTTATAACTTTAGATTCTTCCATCTTAACAGGCTTACTTTTTTTATAATTCCACGCCATAATGTTCTCCTTTTATATTATTTTTGCCAATTTGGGAAATCCTTTTATTAAACCACCCTTATAAGCATGTTTTCGTTTTTCAATACCTGTTATAGTGCCTTTATTGGCAGATGCATAGAAAACGCTCTCTCCTTTTTCCTTACCATACTGTTCTGTCATTGCTTTTTTGATTTTTTCACCTTTACCTGTTAGCGGCACCATTGCCTCCCTTAGGTTTCATTCTTGCAAGTGTCAATCTATTCTCATTTGCCATTTCTTGCTTCTCAATTGAAGTATCAGCTCTTAATTCTGCTAATTCTTCATCCTGTTCAAGCTTGTCATCCGTAATATCTCTATTTTGAACTAATTTAGCTTGATCTATTTCTAATTTTTTACTCATTTCTTGTTGTTTACGTTCATTTTCCATTGCTCTTAAATCAACTTCTCTAGATTTAAGTTTTAAAAGTGGATCATGATCGAATTGAGATGTAATTTTCTTTTCTTCCTTCATAAAGTCTTCAGTCATTTCTGCAATCAACACAGCATTTCGTGCTTCTATCTGTTGAGTGATTTGTTGCACTTGTTGTTGCGCTTGTGGATTCTGTGCAGCTTGTTGTGAAAGCATTTGCAACTGTTGCATTTGTTCTCTGAATTCTAATTGTACTTGTTCTTGAGCCATTAGACTAATGTGCTCTAATATATTTTTCTGTAATGAGGCCATAACCGCTGGATTATTTCTAACCATGTTAGTTGACATAAAATTCAAGTGCGCTGTAACGTGTGCTCTATGATCCTGACCAGGAAATGCCTGAAAAGGCTTTCCACCTAAAGCATCAATATGTTCTAAAGACGGATCTTTAGGAGCATTTGGTGCCGGTGGCGGTAAAATTCTATCTATATCTTTTATTCCTAACGCTTCATACATTTTTCTAAACGCCATGTACAAATTGTGCATTTGTGGATTAGACATTGCGAGTTGCAATCCAGTTTGTGCTAATGTTAATCTTTGTGACATTGAGAAAATGTTTGGATCCGCTACTGGTAGTACATCTACTAAGAGAAATATC